AGACAGAACATGTTTGAAGAGATACGGTGAAGTGTCCGAGTGGCTTAAGGAGCACGCCTGGAAAGTGTGTATACAGGAAACTGTATCGAGAGTTCGAATCTCTCCTTCACCGCCACATTCAGTAAACGCAAACCCCTGATTTTCCTAGAGAAAATCGGGGGTTTGTGGTTTTTGGCGTCTCAAAAAAGGCCATATGGGACTGAGATGGGACTGGGGCGCTGTTTTGGTGCGCAAATAGAGACCCGCGAATGGTTGACCGACCATCACCAGCGATGCGATGAGCTAGGCTTCTTCTAACTCAACTCCAAGGACGACTTCCATGCCATCTGACTCACAATCCAACGTTGCTGCAGCAGATGCTCTGACATTGCTTCTGCATAACCAGCATGCATTAGCGGCTGCGATTGAGGAGGTCACCAAATGGCTGTCGGAGAATGGCGTAGGTACTGTTGCGGATAACGCAGTAGCGGCTATGGAAACCCTAGACACGAATGCGAAAGCTATTACTGACGCGATTACTCGCCTAAGGGATTTCTAGGGCCGCGTCAAAACTGGCTGCTATTATTTCAGGAACAATCGAATCCACGCCGACCTTGAGGACGTAAGTCATGATTTCGATTCTTGAGCTGCGCCATATCATTGAATGCGGTTTTCTCCCGCTTTCTTGCACATGTACATCGAATCCCGATGGTACGTTGATGGTAAAAGTGTTTGAACCTGCCTCTGGTCAGGTCGAATTGCTGGTTACTGCAATCAAAACAGACAAGCTAACGTCCAGCAGAGCGATTGCCGAACTCATCGGAGAGTTGCGAACTGAAATGGCCGTGAGGCGCACCAAATTCGGTTGAGCAGAGGATCTTCTTCCTGACGCGAAGGTAGTCTCACTATATCTAGACCATACTGAGTTCAGAGGAATAGCGGTTCGTAGTTCCGGACCAGTCCTACTCAGAAGTTACATTATGGTCGACATCGATGACTTTCGATTCAGATCTCACCACTTGCTAGTGGATCTGGATGCGGCGACAAATCACCTAATGATGCTGGTGGTAGCGAAAGAGGTCTCAGGCACCCAGTGGAATGAAGCAACTTTGCGCCAGAGCCTGGCATATGAGGCTTGGGCGATGTTGCTCGGTACGTTCAAAACCCAGCAAATTCAGTGATAGCCATTGCGCGTCGGATGGCGTTATTCCGGTTTTTAGGTGCTTGCCAGAGCGTGCAGAACGGAAAAAGCTAGGATTCAAACGTCATGGCGCTTTTCGAAGTGGATGACCGGGTTGAAGAGCTTTTGCTACTGCCGTCACCAAGTCGTCCATGGACCAAGGTTTGTCCAGATATATGGTCGAAGATGGCACGATCGACGGATCCAGTCCGTAGCCGGAAGTGAGGATCGTGGCAGTGGTCGGCCATTTCGCCTTCATCAACTCTATGAAGTCCGCGCCTTGAAGTTCTCCAGGCAAACCATGATCCGCGATCACGAGTGGACAGCTAACCGACATGCCCAGCACGTGGGTTAGCGCCTCGTCTGCCGTGCCGAAGTCGAGAGTGTGGAGACCGATCTCCGATAGGATTTCCACCATCAACAAACGAAGTATTGGGTCGTCTTCAACCACGATCACCAATCCTGTGATGGGTGAAATTTTTTCCCACTCTTCGTGCATGATATCGTTCCTGTATCCGATCTTTTTTGCTCTAAACGCCTTATTGGCGGCCTTCAGTGTAGGCCTTTTCTTAATGATTGATCTGGAGGTAAACGCAAAAAATTGAGCGTTCGCTTTTGGTCGATTGCAGCCTTTGACAAGCGGTATACAGAACGCCATTTATGTTCAACAGACTCCCATATTTGAGCCAGGTGTGACTAGTGAGAGGGCGCGGAACCCCAGCGGGCCTACACTGGACTACCTCCCCCCCCAATAATCAGTTTTGATGCGTAAACCGCCACCCAACCGTATAGGACACATCCGAACATGCATCCCCACGACCGCCAGGAGTTAACTCGTTTGCTTGCCACCGGCATGGCCCCGGCTCTTGCGCTGGATGAAATGATGGGGCGTTGGAACGGGCGCTGGGTGATGCACGGTGACGCCGCCCGCTGCCGGCAGTGCCAAATACCGCAATGGCCGAGCAGCGCCGAACAGCCCGTACAGCATCGAGCAAACTGCCCTTTGGTGCTGTATGAGTATCCGTGGCGTGACTTGGCCGAGTTGCTGCGCGAACTGCCCATGGGGCCGTTGTGAATCAATCCGGTTGAGTTCCATTGCTAGCTTAAGGCGCTGAACCCACCGCATTTGATTCATGCGCTCACGTCAATGTGGAACTGTTACCGACGGTAGCTTCAAGGCCATCTGCAGCATCCCCACCACGTCGGGTCCGTCTTCATTGATCCATGTCCCGTAGTGCTGACGGATCATGTTGCCGTTGGTATGGCCCATCTGTTCGGCGATCCAGTCGATCGACGCCACCCCGGTGGTCAGCAACTGGCTAGCGTAGGTGTGCCGGCACTGCCCGGGGCCGCGATAGCGAACGCCGGCCGCGAGCAAGTGCGCCTTGAAGAAACGATCGCGCACCACGAAATCATTGGCGTGCGGCAGGCCGCTTTTGGTATTCAGGAACACAAAGTGCAGCTTATGTTTCCGCACCGTCTTGTTGTCCCGCTCGACCACCTCCACGGTTTCCGCTTTGCGTTTGCGGGTCAACGCATCGATCTTGCGCAGGGCGTCCCAGGCGGGTGCCAGCAGGCGCACTCGGCGCGTCGATCGGCGGGTTTTCGTCACCCGGTAGGCGCCGCGTACCTTGGACCGGCGAAAGGTCACCGTGCCTTGCGCCAGGTCGACATCCTCCCAGGCCAGGGCGATCGTCTCCGACACCCGTGGGCCTGCCCATAACATGAACTGCACCATCAGCAGTTCATGCGTGCGGCTGGTGGGGGTGTCGAGGATCTGTTTGATTTCCGCGCGGGTGAATGGGTCCGGGGCTTCCGGATCGGGCAGGCGCACCATCAACCCTTCAGTCGGGTCGTGCGCGACCTTCATCCGTGTGCGGTACAAACGAAACACCTGGCGCACGTTGCTGATGATGTCGCGGATGGTCTTGTTCTTCAGGGTCTTCGACAGCGTGTCCTGAATCCACACCTGCAGGTCGAGATGATCAATCTGGTTGATCTGCACCTTGCCCCAGCGTGGCCGCACATGCACTTCGGCCTTGTTGGCGTACCCTCGGTAGCTTGAGGCCGCGACGCTGTTGGCCTTGATCTTCAACCACAGATCCAGGTAATGACCAAAGGTGTTTTCCACCAGCCGCGGCGAGTTTGGAAAGTGCCGGGCGTAATCAAAGGTGCCAGTCTGGATCTCGTATTCAATGATGTCGGCCAGGCGTTTGGCCTGAGCCACGGTAGCCGGTGTGTTGGCGCCCGGGACCGTTTCCCGGCATTTCTCCCCTTTGTATTGAAAATAGATTCTCACGGACTTGCCGCGAGCTTCGACCCCACTCATGTAAACCCCTAAAGCTGTACTCGTATTTTGACAGTCTGACGATCGGAAACAAAAAGGCCCGTTTCCGGGCCAAGTATCTGCAAGCGCGTTTTCTGGTGGACGCGGCTTATGGTTTGGGCTTGTAGCCGCGCAGGTGGGCATTCAACAGCTGACGCCGCCGGCTGCAGGCCTGGTGATTGCCCTGGGCGCGCCACTTGCCGCACTGGTCGCATACGCTGGTGTGATCCATGTTCCAGGGAAAGCGTCGCACCGGTGTTGCGGCAGGGTCATAGGTCATGGCGTGAAGCTCCCCGAGTGGCCGGGGTGGCCAGCAGTTGGCTGATCACGGCGACATCCGTTTCGCTCAGGTCGCCCAGGGTGCTGGCCATCTGGCTGAGGCTCTCCAGGCGCGTTCGGGCTTCAGGGGTTTTATGCACCAGGTAGCCGATAACGGCGGCGCCGATGATCGCGGTCGCCACTAGGTGCCGCGCCGGTGTGTTAGCCTTCGTGCCGCTGCTGCTGGGGTTCTGTGCTTGCATGGTATGGTCCTCGTATGTGGTCGGGTGTCGAGGAGCTGCAACTCCTCGGCACTGTTTTTAAGATCAGTCCTTTCGTGCCAGGTGGATCACCAGGTCGTCAAAATCCGGCTCATGCTCAACACATGATTGCCATTCCAGTACCCGCAAGATCTGTTGCCTGCTGCAGTCGTCCACGAGTATTTCGCGCTGGCCTGCGGCGGCCCGCACTTCAAGAATCTGCAGCAAACCTTCCTCCCCGTACGCACCGGCCTGAATGATCGGCGCGCTTTGTCCGGTGAATTCCAGACGGCTTTGTACCGATTGGAGCTTGTTGGTTTGGCCGTCGCCGGCATTCCCCATAAACACTTGGATCTGCATCGGTCTTGCTCTCCTTTACGCCTTGAATGTCCAGCACTTGACGGTGGTCGGCCGGGGTTGTGAAACGGGATTGCGGTGGTTGAAGGCGGCGCGTACAGCGCTGTGCACGGCCTTGTTGCTGTCGAGGAATTTGCGCGATCGCGATTCTTTGAGCAGGTCGCGCAACGTGGCCACGTCGGCCAGCTTCTGCTTGTGTTCGGCGGCGCGCTCGCAGAATTCGTTGAGGTTGATGGCGATCACGGCCGGGTCACTGCTGTGGTCGACCACGGGATCCTCACTCAAGGATTCGAGGTAGTCGTAGACCTCCCAGAATTCGGCGACGGCCGGGTGGTCGGAACTGATCGAGGCCTGGCGCTCGATCGCCATGCGGACGATTTGCCGTTGCGTGGCGGCGACTTGCGGATCACTCAATTTCAGCACCAGGCGCAGTCCGTCCAGCAGCGAGAGCAGTTGTGCGTGGTTCTTGCTGATCCGTTCCACGCGGATGTAACCGCGCAGGTCGTAGCCGCAACTGCTGCAATTACCCTGCTCGCTGGTGTAGGCCGTAGCACAGGCGAAACAATGCGTGTGCAGGCGGCGCAGTTTGGCTTCGTGTTCGGGCATGCGCTGGGCGAACAAATCCAGTACCGCGGACTCCTTGCCCACGGCGCGCAACAGGAAGTGGCTGAGGGTGCCGCCGTCCAGTGCGTTTAACTGGTCAGCCGCCGCACGGCTTTCCGGGGTGACGGTTGGGCGTACAAAGTGCAGCTTGACGATGCGCGTCATGATCGCTTCGTGAGCCACCACGGCGGCGTTCTGGCTGATGGCGATCGTTCCGCGAAAGGGCGGTTCGTAGGTCTCATTGCCCGCCGTCTTGACGCCTTTGGTGGCCAGCGTGCCGCCGCCGTAGAAGTCTTTCAGCTCGTCCCACTCGAAGGTCTTCGCGTGTGCCCGATCATCGCTGTGGCGATCGGCCTCGAGGAACACCACCGGCATGCCGGAGACTTGGCCCATCAGGCGCGAGCGACCCGCCTTGGTTGACTTCATCGGGTCGAACCCTTCGTAACCCTCGCGGCCGAGCAGTTTCCACAGCAGGTTGAGCAGGGTGGTCTTGCCGGCGCCGGCCTCACCGGTGGCCTCCAGAAACGGAAAGGACTGGTAACGCGCACGAATCTGTTCGCAGAACAGCGAGCCGAAAAAGAACACCAGCGCGACGAAGCCCTGGGCGCCGAAGCAGGTCCACAGCAAACGCACCCATTGCTCGTTGAAGTCTTTGCCATCCCGCTGCAGCTTGATCGGAACGCCTTTCTGCAGAGTTTTCAGGCGCAGCTTGCCGAACTCGAAATAGTCTTCGCTGTTGACCTTGTAGGTGGTGCCGTCCTTGATTGCGATGTCGCCATAGACGTAGCAGGCGTATTCCTTGCTGTAGCCCACGTAGTCAATGGTCGACACGGTTTTGATGCCGAACAGCTGGTCCTTCATCAGCTTGTCGAGCTGCTGGCCGCTGCCCGTGAACATGGCGCCGGCGGCCATGCCGAGCAGG